AGCATACATAACTATTTTTATTTGAAACTTATTAAAATTATTAAATACGGTAGCCGAAGTATCTGTTCTATCTGTTCCGTTTGAAACGGTGCCAGTATATGATAAATTATCTACACCAGTAGTTGTTACACTATCGCCTTCTAATATCTTATAAGTCTCTACAGTATATGAATTTTCACTTGCGCCTGCATATGATTTGGCAGAAGTTATACTATAAGATGAATCTACGTTTGCATTTTGATTGAACAACGGCATTTTGCGCCAACTTCTATTTTCAATCTTAGAATTTGTTCCGTTATCATATGAACTTAACACCCTGCAAAATACTTCAATATCTGTACCAATTTGCCGATTGACTGCAACCTTAACTTCTAAACCAGTAGAATCAAATCCGGGTTGCAATGTAACTGGTTTACTTATATATTTTGATCTAGCAACCCCGTCATTAGAATTGGTTTCGCTGTTAGATGTGTCAGCATCATATGGATCTATATTATTTTTAAACGTATATAATATAGCACTTTGCATATCAAATATTGGCGTGATATCTTTTGATGTATTTGTAAATGATACTTGAAATTTAATATCTCCAGCATTATGCACTATAAGAGGGACCGATGTTCTTACGGGAGTTTGTTCTTTGATTCTACTGTAACCAACAAAATTTCCTGCATTATCATACCGACCATTAAAATCATATGTTATAGACGTTAAATCTCCAAAATTATATTGTCTACAATCAAGATAAAAATTGTGATAGAATTCGTTAGGGCATGCTAATGTCTGTATCTCAAATTGTTTTGTACCTGTCTCAAATACTGCTTTATTTACTCTAAAACAAATATCAGTATTATTTTCTTCCAACCAAAGATTTGTATTTTGTGATTTAAACAATTTACCAGAATACGATTCTTTATCTAATATTTTATTTGTTCCTAAAACATATTCTCCAAGTTTTGCATAATATAAACTATATTGATCAGAATTACTATGAATACAAACTGCGTATTCTCCTGGACTTAGATGTATAGGGTGTGTCATACTAAATTTAGTAGGCAATATGGGGCCGTTAATTACGTCTGTTGGTATATTAACTGCTGAAGATTCGACTGAAGATACTGTGCCCGATATGTATTGACTTGAATCTGGTAGCCCGTTAACTACTTTTCTTAATTCTATAGAAACCGGTGCCGCAGAATCTTTCTGTGCAAAAAATAAATCTATAGAAGATATAAAAAGTCCTTGAGTATATCTTGTGGCATCTACATAAAATGTTTGCGCTAAAGGAATAAGAGAAATAGATCCACCGATTGTTCCTCGAGTTCCTATGGATGGGATTGCTGCAGTTCCAAGAGTATCCGAAATTATATTATCATCTCTCGTTGTTGCCAACGATGTTGTTGTTTGTGCATCCTCCACTGACGAATATTTTACAATAATTGTTGCACTAACTCTGCTGTATTCTTTTGTTTCTGTAAGAGATGCTCCGCCTCGGCCACGCGAAGTAGTTTCAGTTGAATAAAATTTAATTGGTAAATCGCCTTCACTATAACCAGCAACAACTGATCTTGGTAAAATTATTTTACCATTAACAGATCCTGAACTATTCGTAATTAAAAGATCTCCAGGCAAGCCTGCTCGTTGAGAACTAGTGTCACTACGAGAAACCGCTCGAACAATTGTATATTCTGGAATTACTAGACCAGAATAATCTACTCCAAAAATGTATGGGGTAAGTTTTGTATATGCAGCGACGCCGGAAATGTTAAAATCTAAAACAATTGATTGTGAAAGTGACATTATATTTGCCCGTTATGCTAAGAAATTATTTTCTAAAAATTTTGATTTTGCAATTGAATCTTGTATTTCAGCAGAATCTTGTATTTCTTGCGAAATTGCAGATGTATCAAAACTTGCAGAATTTAACGTAGACCAACTAGAAGTATATCCATTGTTTATTGCATATTGTAATGCAGTAGTTACTCCGGCATTGGCATATGTATTATTTGTATTTAAAGTACTATTAATATAATTTGTAACTAAAATAGAATTTGAGGTATAATTATTAGCTAAGAAAGTTTTCTCATAAATTAATGGTTCATATGATTTTATAAAAATTCCATTTGCAGAATTTATATTATTTGGAACAACTCCTGTTGCTGTTTGTACGTCCATTAAATTTACATAAACTCCTTGTTTTTTCTGCAATGTATCTGAACTTTGATATTTGGTTGTATCAATGCCGTCCATTCCTAAAGTTCTTAGATTATCTGCATGGACAATGTCGTTAAATTGATTTATAACATTTAAGAATGTACTGCTATTTGCATTACCGTTTAAATTCTTATATAAATCATAAAGAACATTTCCAAAGAAATCTACCGCGCCTTGCCGAACACCGTCTATTTTTAGATTATCTAATTGTACGGGATCCGAAGCATATAAACTTGATGCCACATTTGATATGTTAATGTAATCTGATATTTGCGTAGTCGCCATTTTTAGCCTTTAATTATTAACCCGAACCATTGCCACCATTACCTGGACCGTGGTCTGCAGATTTCTTACCTACAAATGATATAGATGCAGGAGATGCAACTGATATATTATTAAAAGTTGTTACCCTTCCGGAATCGGTAACTATTGATGTAGGATTTACTTTAAAATATGTATTTGCAGAAGTAGTTGTGGATGAAACATCAACATACGCTTCTTCAGTATAATTCATAGTAACAAAATTATCCTTCATGCTCACATCTGGGTCAGCCACAAAGAATAAGTTATGTAAATCTGCAGAGAATGATGGTCTTCCTTCATTTCTTGCAATATCTATAGCAACTGTGTGATGCGGATTTGTAATATCGGCAACATTTAAACTAGAAAAATCTTCTACTAAAATGCCTGTTTTAAATAATACGTTACCCGATGTTCCGCCTCTATCAAATACTGCATTATTTAATGCGTATATCTCAAGCCCTTGTTTTTTGACTCTTTTTTCTAATTCTTGTAATTTATTATCTATTAAAGATATATCTTTCATTGTATATCTAGGAGAACTATTATAGATAATTTTTACGTCACTTGCACTTGCAGTATATGGTGGGCTAACTAAAGTTGCAATTAACTGCAAATTTTTATCAGTTTTATCTTTATTTGGTCTAGGACTTACTGCTGATAATCCCTTATCAAGATAAAACTTACTATTTACAGATGTGTTTGCATCTCTGTTCTGTACATATAATCTATCAATTCTACTTGTATAGAAATCAATGTCTATTTGAGTGCCGGTTGCAGTATCTAATACTGGTTTGTACCAATCGTCAAATAAGAAAATATCAGATAATTGCTGACTTTCAAATACACCGGGATTAAAATATCCAGTATCATCTTGTCTACGAGATCTATAATCTAAACAATCGCGTAAATTATATTCTGTAGTATCTTTAGGAGATCTAAATTTAGGAATTCTATCATACATATTTACTGGATACGATACTGCATCAAAATATCCAGAACCAGAATGTGTAAAGTAATCAAATACTACAACAGTTTTTCCCGGTACTTTAGATTGATTCCCTATAAATTTTATTGACCCGTGATTATAAAATAAATCAGATTGTCCGTTATCTAAAGTATATAATAATAAAGATTCGCCTGGAATTTTAGTCCATTTTGTAGAATCTGTTAATGCTGCTCCAGTACTTGTAGCTTTTGCTTGATAAATTAAACCAGAATCTTGCACCATAGAGTTTATAGAATACGTAGTTCCTGAACTATAATCTCCCGCAAAAGTATTACTACCAATTTTATATACGCCCTTAAGAGAATATACATCAGATTTGAACAAAGAATATGATTGGTCTGAGGTCCAAATATTTGATTGTCTTGTATAATTTGATACTAATGTCTTTGTTTTTCTTGGTAGTATATCATTGTAAATAGTAGCACTTACATCCATACTAGAATTAATATTTGTATTTCCAAAATTAATTGTTATTCCTGTACCCGTACTATTTAAAGTCATTACTATAGATTCTAAAGGAACAAATACATTTGCCGCAATTTTCCATGGATCGGTATTTCCATATCCATATACATATTGTCCATCAATTCCTGTAGGTTGTTTAATTATAGAAATATAATACTGTCTTTTAATTGAAGAAGATAATTCACCAACAGTACCAACAAATCTATTTGGAGAAGTAGTTGTTATAGTTGCAACCCCTGAACTAATAGTTACGTTACTATATGTTTTGATATAAGTAGTATTATTTCTTCGTACATCTTTTATATAAGATGATTCTATTGGAAACACTAATCTATTAACACGTGTAGAATCAAATATTTTTAATTGTTGTCCACCGGCACCATTTGCCTCGAGTCCTTTAGTTACGCTAACATTTGCAAAGAAAGTAGGATTTGTATTGCTGCCTTTATTGCCTGCAGGATCACTAAACCAATTCCTATTGCCTATTATTGACCTTATATCCCCGGGTTGTTTTGATTGAGACCAATGTGTATAAAAATCCCAATGAAACTTAAAGGTCGCAGAATCTCTATATCCGCTATCATATTGCATACCCGAAAAGGCAATATATCCTACAAGTGTAGAATTTGCACCATAGTTGCCGCCCAACATTACACCTCTGTTAGAAGTTGAATGGCATTCAAACCAATTATATTGCGAAAGAGTTTGTTCTGCAGGTATACCAAAATTAGGAGCATCAATTAAGATATATGGACCAGATGGAGTGTCTACTGTAACGCTTTCAGTAGTAATGTAATCTTTTGCTTTTGGAACTATCAATTCTGTTCTATCTATAGTTGTTATATCATACCCACCTACAAAAGCTCTTCCTTTTGATATATAAAATTTATTTCTTGTAGCATCTGGAGTTGAACCCGACGGCGATATTGAGAAAGGATCTACAATATAATTTCCAGACTCAGCATATGTTCTTTCCGCAAGTATTGATCCTAATGTAGAATAAGTGCTATCAACAGATGACTCAATTAGATCAACTTTACCTTTTACAAATCTAGCAATTTCAATATAATTGCCAACATAATTTGGTTTATCATTACTATCTAAATCAATACTATCAATTACCAATTCTATTTTTAATCTGTCTGCCCCTGGCCCTAAGTAATTTGAACTACCAAAAGCAGGATCTAATAGTGAGGTATCATCGTTATAGTTTACAATAGATTCTTGATATTTTAAAATTACAGATTTATTTGGAAATGCTGTATATTTTTGTACTACAATAGATTGATATGGCACTTGTATAAAGAACCCATTTTTGTAGTATGCCCCGCTACTAATACCTAAAATTAATGACGGCGAAGTATTTTTTCGTATGAATGTTAAATTTGCAGTATTGTCAGTAACTCCAAAATTCTTATTCAATAATATTCTAGTATCAGAAACTATTTTTACTACATATAAATCTGGAGGAATTCCGGTAACTCCTGTAACATAATCTCCTACCGCAATTGTTCCAGTCTTTGAAACAATGACAATTTCGTCCGATAAAGACTCTGTGGTTGCAACTGCGGTGATAGTAACATCTGCAGCGGTTGTTGCACTTATTGTAGTGGATCCCTTTGTAAATGCATTGGCATGTGAATCATAAAAATATAAAGTATCATTCGGAAGAAATTCATTTATAGTATCGTTTGGAGTAACAATATTAATAATTAGTGTTTGTGGATCGCCTAAATTTGGATTATCCGCATCGTATACAAAATTGACTTTTCCTATTAAAGTACTAGATCCACTTGTAACATACTTATTCAAATATGTTGCAGAATCTACAAGAGTTGCACTTGGTTGCAATCTAACAGATTTTACATTTTGATTAATTGTAACAGATACTGGATTATCTTTTAATGCTCGGCTGCCATCAACAAATACGTGATTTGCGAATTTTTTTATCTGATCTTGTAGTATAGATTGTAACTGAGTAAGCTCTCTTGCTTGCACAGGCACGCCTGGTTTAAACAGTATTCTGTAAAAATTCTTTGTACTATCAAAATCATCATAGTACGGTGCGGCTGCTAAATTTATATCCATTTTTTATCCTACAATTAGAACTCTATAACTATGTGAATATTTTCTGCTTGGTCAGAACTTCTTGTTATTTTTTTACGGTTTTCAACATATAACACTTTGCCAGTATTTTCTTTTACTTCTGGTCTCACTATCGAAGAAACAATTCCTGTTGCTAAAGATGTATTTCCTGTTATTGTTTCTCCGCCAATAAATCCCGCATTTTGATTTAATTTGTATTCAAGCGGAACAATATATTTTATTGATGCGTTTCCTGTTATTACATTTGCATTTGCGGATATAACAATTCCTTTAGTATTAGTTATTGTTGAAACGGAACCAGTTATAATCTCATCCAATAAAAATGTACCAGATACACTTGTTAAATTTAACGTAAATGTTGCATCCATAGTTAATTCAGTTGCAACCGAAGATGTTGCATTTGAAACTGGATTCTGTACTACAGCAATTCTTCTATAATCATTAACTATAGGGAAATCTCCACCGCCCTCTGCATAATCTAACCTTGTATTTATCATAATATAATAACCGCCCAATTCCTCAATATTATTATATCCATGTCCACGTAATGGACTTATAATTGGTCTAGCAATTGCATTCGGCGCATATGTACTATCAATAATAACATTTGCATATGTATATCCACTGCCAGAATCTAATAATTTAACTGATGTTACGCCGCCGCCTGAATAATTTATATTTCCCAAGGCTGCCCCTGTTCCATTCCCTTTTAACGATCCCGATATACTCGATGTATTTAATGAAACATTTGAATATACTGTTCCTGGATTGTCGACCACAATACTATCAATTGTTCCCGGAACGGCGGTGGCAGTAACATCACTATTTAGATTTACTGCCATAAAATCATTTGTCAAAAATTTTAATAAATCTGTGTCAGTTAAGGAATACAAATATTTCCAACGATATCCATCTGCAGTTGTAACTATTGAAGTTGACATGCCGCTTGGTTTATCTGTTGATGTTACTCCGTTATTATTTGAAATACATTTATATACGTTATATTCGGGCAATGTTAATACATAAAAATTAGAATTAAACAAATTATTATTTGAATTATCATATTGGGAATAAACTTCACCCGGAAACCAATCATGTCTTTTTACAACTTGTTTTATATCTGCAGATACTATTCTTTTTAATGCAATATTTTCTGAAGAATATACAACATCTTGATATTGCGTATTTGTGGGGGTCGGGGGAGAATTTTCGTTAGACCATCTTTGAGGTCTACCCACAGAAAGATATAATGTATCGCTACCCGATGTGCTTTCTATAAACTTTGTAGCGTTATATAGTTTAAAATTGTTTGTTATAATTTGAGACATTGGTTTTTATTCCATCTAATTTATTATTTATTACAGATATCCAAGTATAGAATATATTGCATCTGTAGTTACTGATAAATTAGTAACTCTACTATTTGTATATGCTGTCATATCAGCGTAAAATGGGTATAGATTACTATCAGTAGTCAAACTAAAATAATCCCAAATTTCCGCATTTCCAGAAGTTTCTAGATTACCTGATATATTATTATTAATTAATATCTCGCCAAAAACTTCTGTTCCTGCAGGATGAACTGTGGCGGATGCAATATTTTTCCAATTATCAACAGTAACGTCGCTTTGGACAACATAAGAATATGGTTGATAATATATTTTATTTTTATCTGGACTATTTAAAGCTGGACCTTGAATATAATTTAATTCTGAAAGTTTGCCTTTATTTGTAGACCAATATCCTGAAGATTCTTTAACAATTCCTAATTTTGGAGATATAACTGCTTTTTCTGTATATTTTAATATTGCAGATAAACTTGTATTATTTGATCCTGGAGATATTGCAAATCTAAATCTTTTATCGTCAAGAACTGTTGAAATTGAAATTGTGTTTTCACAATTATTTAAATAACTAGAAGTATTTCCATATCCAATAATATTTGCAAATTTTCCTTTTATCAATCCATGAGAATTGTCCGAAGTGAAAGTACCAATATTTTGAGAAATTGTAACATTACCAGTAATATATGTTGCAGGATAATCTATTTCAGAACTTATAACACTGCCAACATTATATTGAACTAACGGAGTATTAATATAAACTGAAGGTTCTACAATTGTTATATTTTTAATCTTGCCAGTACTAGTTAATTCTGTAATTTTTGCGTAAACGCCCGATATAATTATATTACTATTTGCATTGTATCCTAACGCACCTTCTATAACATCTATATTAGTTAATATAGGAATAGAAGTAACTTGTATTGTAGAATATACGTTTGGCGCAGTAATTAATTTTCTAGAAACAATATTTTCTTTAACAAAAGTACCTTTAATTTTTGACAAATATAATTCATAGATATCGGTATTTTTTATTCTTAATTTTAATACGTTTTCTACAACCGCAGTTGCTCCGGATGTTTGTCCTACAATTTTTGTATTAATTAAATCAAAAGGATTTCCTGTAGAACTAGCAATTACTCTAATAGTATAATCTTTAATCCAAAGACCATCAGATGTTTTCAATATAACATCTTTAGGATATTTAAATGTTGCTTCGGTATTAAATAATACCCTAAATAGTAATTTATATGCTTCTTCTGTGCCTTTTGTTTTGTAAATATCTTTAAAATGTTTGACAAAAGTTCTCTTATCTGCAACAATATTTCTTGGTAAATCATCGCCATAATTTACAAAAAAGTTTTCAATTAATGAATCAATAGTATAATCAATGTCCGCATATAATCTTGAATTTTGTAATAGTTCTTGAGGATGTTGATCTTTTTCTAAAAATTTATAATATGCCTCTAAAAATTTTACAAAATTTGAAGTAGTATCCGTTCTTACAAATTTTGCATATACATTACTTATTGTGACATTTATATTATCACTAACTTCTACCGATGAAGAAGATAATACTTTAGTTACAAAAACTGTATTTGTAATTGCGGGATATACTAATTTATCGCCAGCAACAATATCTGCAGTAGATCCAACTTTTACAATTCTTGGGTAACTACTAGAATTTGCAGATATTATTTGTCTATTTTCAGCAACTGATTCACCTACCCGAATAAACTCGGGTATTTGTGCAGCAAATATTGAAGATAATTTTTCTTTTATTCTACTCATGCTGCAATTACATTAACTGTAAGTCCCGGTACTCTATTTCCAGTACTATTAAGTGTACTATCATCCAATAATAAAATTTGATTTCTATTAACAGTAATATCAAGATACGCATCCTGTACTTCAGCATTTATTCGTATATCAATAATATCAGAAACATATCCAGTATAATATAAATTGTAAATTTCTACCACACCTGTACCATAATCAATAACACCATACATATCATTTAAAACTACCCCAGTATCAGCATCTATTAATTTAATAGTACCTGTTCCTAAATTATTTGGAAAAGAATCATTTGGATAATCTTTTAATGTTGCATTCTTAGAATTACCTTGATATGAAACTATAAAATTGGTGCTGGTTACTGTTCCGGGTTTTAGTCCGTTTTTAAAATTTATAGTATTTGCGCTTATATAATTGTTTATAGAATTTGCAACTGGTTCAATTCTTCTTTGCAATTTAACCGTCATTAAATTTCCAATAATATAATCATCTATACTGTCAATATTCTTTGATAATTTGGAGAATACAAAGTCTTTATCAAATTGCTGTAAATTATTGTAGAAATAATTATTAACTTCCGTTATAACAAAATTATTAATTTCTGTGGCAGATAAAGTACTCTTTGCAGAATCATACCTAACTTTAATTGATAAATTCACATAAAAATATTCAGGGTCAATAAATTCTGGAGCAATTCCTAATACTTGTTTGCTTTGTAATATTACTTTTGAAATATTATTTTTTGTATCTTGATTTACCTCGTACCCATCGTATGGTTTTAATGAAATAATAACCTTGCCATATTTTGGTGGATCATTATTTTCGCCACCCCATACAGCAATTGATTCTACCAAAGGAAAATCTTTTTCTATTAATGCCTTATAATCTGCATCTGTAACTGCTCTATTTTGCGATGCTGAAAATTTTGGAGCTCTGAATTTTATGCTCTCAATACTTTCTTTTGCCTTGCCGCCTCTAGAATTTGTTGTTGCAGTAACTGCACCCAATACTGAACCGCCTCCAATAGTTGTAGCGCACGTGAACGATTGTGAAATTGTTCCAGCAACATTGCCAACGGTGCCGCTAGTAATTAAATAATTAATAATAATTAAATTATTTCTAGTTAATTTTTTACCTACTACTCCGTCGCCAAAATAAATTTGAAATCTTCCAATTGCAGTTTCCTCAAGAAAAAAAACTTCCGAGGTATCTGTTACACCCAGGGTATCTTCCGCAAGCGTGTAAATTGTTTGCGCAGTATCTGTAAATGAATTCTGAACAATTACTTGCATGGTTGATGTATCAATATCATCATTTGGTATAACATATTTTTCCGACGGGCCCGCAACATCTACGGTATAAGTATATTGAATTGGTATACCTTCAACTAATTCTATATTATTAAAAGTGTATATTCCGGCACTTGGTTGAATTGTTACAGAGTTGAGATTTACAAATGTAAATGTTGCATTGTCAATTGTTGTGGTGAACGGAGTATATTTTTCCAAAGTTAAAAAATTTGGAGAATTTGTTGGATCAGTTACAGTAAATGTTAATGTTGCCCTTGCGCCCCTTGCAGAAACAGGAGTATATCCTAGGTGTTTCGCAATAGATACTGCCGATGATCTTTTCACTGCAGAATCCAAGAACATATCATTAATGACCATGCTGGCCAAATACGCATTATAATGAGTATTGTACGATAAAAGATCTAGTAAGATTGATAGACCAGAACCTTCAAAATCAAAATCGGTAAAGTATGGCGCACCATCATCGGCGGTATAATTCTTTAAAAATTCTTTTAGATTTGTTTTTATTGTATCAAAATCTAACTCTGCGATTCTTAAATTTGCCATTATCTTACTCTATTAAGTGTTGTTGTTACTGTTACTGGATCCGAAACATTATTAATAGTAAAAGATATTTCTATACCAACTTCATTGCTATCGTAATTGTCTACGATAATAACATCAGTTACAGTTGCTCTTGGTTCAAACTTTGAAATTGTATCTTTTATAGATTTTTGCAATGCAGAAGTAGTACTAGGGCCTGCATTTTCAAATAATAAATTGCTAACTTGACTGCCTATTTCAGGATGAAACGGTCGTTCATAATTCTTTGTTAGTATCAGATTTTGTATAGACGTTTTGACGGCGTCTATGTTCTTTAGAACTAGAACGTCCTTTGTGTACGGATGTGGATTAAAAATTAGATTTAAATCCGTAAACCGTCTAACGCCTTTATTAATGGTGGCCATTTTAATATTTATTAAGAATTCGTTTTTCTAGATACATTAAATTATAAATAATACCCTTTATTTATAGTAACTTTACAAACAGATTTTTGGCTCCGGGCGACGCAGTACTGTGATTAAACATTGTACCATATGGCATTGCGGATTTTGAACCATCTTGGGCGGATGCAATATGAATCCAAGAAATTGTTCCAGAAGGTCTTGTTGCGTATTCTAACAGAATCTGTTTAAACGGCAAGTTATCTGCTATCCATTTTGCAATAGTATAATATTCTGAAAAAGAATGTCCGGGGAATTGTAAATCTACAGCACATCCCTTATTATGATTTGACCCCTTACCTACCCTAAATCCGCTGGTAATTACAACATCCGAATAGTTTTCAAATATTGGATCTAACATATTTACCGCCAAATGCTTTAGATTTCCAACAATGTCTGCTTCAGATAAACCTTCTTGGGCCTGCACCTCAAAAGATGTTGCCGTTGGTTTTGTAGTTAAATCTCCCAAAGTATAATATTTTGATAATTGTAAAGAACGTGGGAATTTTGCAAATTTCTTAAATTCTGAGGTATCTACTGATTTTGGAGCAATACTTCTTGTAGCAGTACTACTTTCTCCTTGAGTTAATTCTAAATCTGGATTAATTTCTCCGGCAGTTATTCTTTCTTTTGATAGTGCGTCTGCATCCGGTTCTAAACTATCTCCTAAGAAAATACTTCCAGGAGCATCTGGACGTATTAAATCGCCCGCATCCGCATCCGCAGAATATACTGTAACTTCTGAAGGAGTAGGATATACTGGTAATTTTGTCCCAGCAATTGAAATTGATCCGCCGTGAGTAGTAATTGATGTAGCATCAATTTGTGCAAGTAACCCACCTTTAAAACTAGCAGTAGATGAACTGCCGGATTGTAGTGCAAGATCCCCGCTAGATTTTGCCGAGAATGTTCCATCTTTTGCATTAATAGCAATGCTACTTCCTTGTATATTTACCGGGCCATTACTGGTTAATTGTAAACTAGATTTTCCAGAAACAATTATATCTTCTGCTATTACTTGTACTGTTTTTGCCGATTGCACCAAAGTGGATCCGTGTCCGGTAACATTCAATGCCCCGTTAACTTCAATATCTGCATCATTTTCAATTAATATTTTCGTTGCGCCGCCAACAGTTAAATTATACGCGCCTTTAACATAAACATATCCATTTCTGTCGCAAACTTCGTAGTTATCACCAACTACTTTTTTAACCATTGTGCCGTTTATATCAATTTCTATATAGGTGCCTTTTTTATGATAAACGTGTATGCGTTCCGCATTAGGTGTATTGTCAAATTCAACCACATGGCCAGCTTCAGTTTCTATTACCTGATTACTAGGATATCTTGCATTGTAAGCAGGAGTTGGTTCGCTCCAAGTAGAACTTGAACTTGCTTTTTTTATAGATGTTTTTCTGTTTTTAGATTTAACTGAAAAATATGCATGAGTTTTATCTGTTACTGCTAGTTTATTTGTATCTGGCTTTCCGTCGTAATCTTTCTTAGGATAAACTCGATTAGGATCAATAAATCCCTGTTGCTGAGATAAAATAGAACTATTTAATGGGCCCGCAGGATCAAAATTTGGATTACTTATGTTGGGGCCTTCGTTTGTATTTGGCTCAGG